AACAATCTTCTTACATTTACTCGGTCAAGAGCAGAAGCTTTCTTCTGAGTTGTTTTCTGTCCAAAGACAGTAACACCTTGACCAGGAAAAGTAGCAATAGGATTGACATTTGATTCATAAAGGTCATCTCTATTACCTTGTGTTAGTTTTCTGTATGCCTGTACAGCACTATCTATTCCACCTCTGTTTAATCCAGCAGGAGCAAACCAAGGTTGTCCGATAGTGTCATTGAAATGATACACACCAGCAATCACTACTGATGGTGGAACATATCTAAAGTTACCTGTTGTAGCATCTTGTATCTGTACCCAAGGATAGTAAGTAGCAGCAAAACTTGAATTACGAGCCTCAGTATTTGTTTTAGCAACAGCTACAGTATCTGATAAGAAAGTATTATCATATACCAAGAAACAATCTCCTCTATCTTCACACATTTGAATAGCATCTTTTACGATAGTATTAGAGTTTGAACCATTTTGGTCGAGAATACCAGGTATGAAAAGTAAATCAATATCATATTCGTCTTTATTCTTTAACAAATTAATAGCAGTTTTATATCCACCAGTTCCTAATGTAGCAGCACTTGTTGCCAAAGCAACACCTTGACTATTAGTATCACTATCAGTAGCCAAGTAAAAATTAAATGGATGGTTAGCGTTTTGGCTTCCAAAATCTCCACCTTGAAAAGCACCACCAGCACTTCCACTACCTAATGATGGTATGAAACTACCAGAACTCGGATAAGCTCCAGAATCAACACTTCCATCTTCTTTTAGATAATTAGGTGTTTTCTTATATAAATTACTTACTCTAACATTCTTAGACTTATTTGGAAACTCACCAGTTTGTTGTACGAAAGACTGATTATCTTCAGTTACAATAGCTGAAGTTTGATTACCTATTCTTTTTAAGATGTAGTTTGGAGACTCTGGATCCAAAGATAGGTTTTCAAAAGTTTCTATTACTTTCTTCTTATCTTGTTCGTCATTACCTTGACGAAGTATCAGAGTAAAAGTACCTTTAGCAAGATTTCTCTGAGATATCTCATATCTAAAATTATCTGGTCTACCACCAACACTACCTGAACTAAAATGGTCATTGCCAGCAGAACTTGTTAATGGTAATAATCTTTGATTAGAATCAAGAGTACCAACATTATTAAAAGAAGGACCATTACCTATCACTTCTAAATCAAATATCTTAGTGTCACTTTCAGCAAATACAGAAGCACTAGCTTTTGTTAAACTTGGTTCTCCCACTCTAACTACAGTTAGAGGACCACCTTGTCTCAAATACTCTTGAGCAGTATGAGATGTTAAATATTGATATTTGTCACTACCACTTTCTATTATCTCACCGAATATTTGTACATATTCAGAATAGGAACTGACGATTGTCGGTTCGAGGATAGGACCTTTTACTGTTGGACCAACAATAGCAGCCCCTATAGGACCAGCTGTTGCTGGTAAAAATGATTGGTCTATTTCATTTGTAAATACACCTGGTGATATGATTTTCTCAGCCATCTAATGTCTCCAAAAATTAGGTAAGATTTAATACAATTATTCATATATAAATATTACCTAATTTTGGAAAGATGAAGAAAGTTATTTTTATTTTTCTTCAGCAGCTGCCTGAGGTTGTACCTCAGTAGTAGGAGTGAATACTCCTGTTTCTGGATCTAGTTGACCAGGTCCATACTTCTCTGTAATCTTGTTCAGAGTTTCTTGTTCATCTTTTCTAAGAGCTTCTAACTCTTCATGAAGTTTGAACTCTTCACTCTCAACTGACTCAGATTGTTTTTCCAAGTTAATTTTCGCAATAGCCAACTGACCAAATCTATTGGTAATCTCGTTTGACTTTTGAGAAAGGTCTTGAATTGATTTTAACTCATCTTCTGTGAATTTAACTTCTGACATATTAATAACCTCTAATTTAGTTTGTTATAACAATTATATACATATATAATTATAAAAGTTTTTCGGAAAACGAGACTTTTTTTGGTTTATATGCTCTACCCAATTCAGCAGTTTTACCAAATACATTATCAGTAAATTCAGGTATCATGTATCCTTTGATTCCCATACTGAACTCGTTTCGTATTATTCTCTCACCTTGTGATTCTAATTCTATTTCATTTGATATATCGCCATCAAGTGATGAAAGAAAACGATAGCTGGTTTGGTCACCAAAATAAGTTTCTAAGTGTTCTATAAAAAGTGAGTTTAAATCGTTCATCTGTTCTATAAAAGATGTCATCATAACAATGGTATAGTTACATCTTACAAAGTCTGGCATACCAGTCTTCACAAACTCTTGTACAGGTTGTTGTCCTGTTAGAACAGCGAATCTATCATATCTATTATTTTTACTCCACCCACTACTTGAACGAACAACAGATATATATTTTCCTTGTACATCATTATCAAATGAAAGTGGCATAGAATCATCAAACCCAACCGATGTCCTTTTGATTACAATCATCGGTAATATAATAGAACCATTTTTATCTCGTAAAACATTTCTTCTTTTTACAGATTTCCATCTTTCTTCGTTACCATAAAGAACAGGTACAGATATAATCTCATTCTGTTCTTTTACTTTTGGTTTCATTATATTTCGGATATGTTTAATAACAGCAGTATCTATTTCCTTTAAACCAATAGAGAATCCCTTACCAGCGTTTTGACCACCGGGTTTCTTGATTACAACTTTAGCATTTCCTTTCTCACTTCTTATGCTTGTTTGAGACTCACGATTTACGTTTGACTCGTATCCAGCATTTTCGTTTGTTATTGGTTTAATTGCCACGGCGTAGTTTCCTTAGTTTATCTAACTTACTCTCTGAATCATTTATATACTCTTCAGACTTTAATCCTTTGGTTGAAACTTTATCTATTGATATTTGTTTCTCAATCGGAACATCAACTGCTCCTAAAGTAATATTTTCTTTCTCTCCATAAATATTACCTTGCTTAAGTAAATCTATTATCTCATCAAACCTATCAGCCTTTGGTTCTCCATACAAATTTTCACTATCACTATCATAATTTTTTACAAAGTCAACATCTTTTTGCACTTTTACTACTGAAGACCTTTTCGGTTTCATTACAAGAGATTTATTTAGTAATTCAACAGCCACTAAAATCTCCTTGTAGGATTAATTGTACCAATCTTATCTTTTCTTTTTGCTCTTTGTTTAGCAGTTCTTCCTTCTTTCTGTAGTTGTTTGTTCAACATAATTCTTTTTCTTTTTCTCTCTTTAGCTTTCTTGTTAGGCATTATCTTGGTCTTTCTTCGATATTAATCGATGATAATCTACTACGATGTGCTGTAGCTTTTATAGCATGATTAAAGTTTGGATGACCACCGATAAGTTGTGGTTCTGTCACTCCGTTGATTTCCCAATACCAATCGTTCCAATCACATATATCACCAGCTTCAGGAAAAAAGTTTAATGAACCACTAGCCAAGTTATTTCTCTGAAACATCAAATCAATCGTAGAGTTCGTGTCTGGTCCTGCTTCTTGAAATTGTTCTACCTCAGGAGCATTATATCGTATCAGACAATTTACTCTGAAACCTACATTAAAATACTTAGTGGTAGATTCTCCATATATGTTATCGTCTGTATGTTCTGGTGATACTTTATAGATGTCAACGGACTGACCGACAATCTCATCAATCAGTTCTTCGTTCATATGGTCAACTAAGTTTATTTCCTTTTGGGAAATAAAAAATGGTCGTGTAGCAGACATTAGTTCATCTCCCTACCAAAAAATTCATAATTCTTTTTGATGTAATGTTCCCATTCAGCTGGTACTTCTGTTTCTTCAAATATTGCTTCTACAGGACATTCAGGCTCACATGCACCACAATCAATACACTCATCAGGATCAATGTAAAGTGAATCAGTTTCCTTTGGTACAAATCCATCAGCTTTTGCTTCTTCTCCCATACCTTCTTTATCATAAGGACCGTGGATACAATCTACTGGACAAACTTCTACACAAGCTGTATCACAAGTACCAACACATGGTTCTGCTATTATGTAAGGCATCTTTTATCCAATGTATATGTTTAACGGAGCTTTAGCCAATACCTCTCTTTGAGCATTTGACTCTTCTGCTTCCGCTTTTAATTTTTCTGTCAAAGATACTGACTCTAAGAACTCTCTTAACTCTTCTAATAATTGTGTCTTTTCTTCTCTACCTTCTGTCTTTAAAGCTTCACCATCCAATGTAACTTCACCATCAGGTATAGGCATAGCACTATACTTACTTCTTATAATACCAAGTAACTCCTTAGCAAGAGCATAAGTATACTTTCTAATCCATTGACGACCTGGTTGATTAATGGAATTATATGTAATGAACTTGTATGGTACATTAGAAGGATCTGATATACCACCTTGTAAACCAGCATTAGCGTTATCTGAATTCCTGATATCGTCTTTGACATAATATTCAAACCATATCTTTTCACCCGCATCTCCATCCAAAGGTATAGGAAATATCCTTAAGTTATTATTATGTATCTCAAAAGAGTAAGCACTCTTTCTTACCAAATCCGATGTTTCAATAGCATTTGCTCTAGCCAAATCATAAGAGATTGGTTTAAGTACAAATGATATTGCTGGAGAAACATTACCAAATCCGAAAGCGTCAAGAAGTTGTCTTTGGTCAAATGAACCAGCATAAGGATCGTAAAACCTTGAAACAGCTGCTGGCATCTGATTAAATACTCTTTGTACTTCTATTCTTTTACCACTTTCACTAACATCAGCCCAAACATTTTGTAAGTCATAATCTTGTTTAGAACCAGTCAATGTTATATATCCTTTTTTCAAATCATAATTTTCACTCATACCAACAGCTTGACCATATTTATCTGATATCCCAATTGAAGCTCCTAAAGATGGAGTTACAGGATTAGCAGAACCTGTACTTAAAGAACCAGATATTCTACTTTTTTCTCCATATTGTTCCCACATCCAATTCTTGATATTATAGTTGTTAATATGTTGTGAGTATTCATTAACTGCTTCTTCAAAACAAGCATAGATAGAACCACTTGGTATTTCTAATTGTAATACAGGAAATCCAAGTCTTTGAGCACACCACTTTGTTACCGAAACAATATCAGTTTGAAAAGTGGAATCAGCATCATAAGTCCCATATGGTGTTTGACCAACAATAAATGAACTCGGGTCCGAATAGGCATAATCTAATTTTGGCATAATATAATTCTCCTATCTATAAATATAACATTTCTAAAAACAAAAGGGGAAAACCGAAGTTCTCCCCTTTCATTTGTATCAGGTTTATGATTAGACTATTAAATAGTGTCTAAAGCAGAACACTTAATCAAACCATAGAACTCTGGACGAATCATCTTCTTAGCGTAACGAGTCATCACACCTTTTCTTGGTGTAAAATCACTAGGATCGTATACCAATGGAGTTGTAATCAACGGAACGTAAGGACTATATACAGCACCTGTTTCTAAGAAGTTACTTCCTCTAAATCCAACAAGGATTTGGTTTTCAGTCATATAAGGATTCTTATAGACCGTGTAACGACCAGCAGCTTGACCTATCTTAGAGATACCCATGCTAAATTGGTCATTTCCACCATCACCAGGTTGACTTACATATCCAGGAAGTGATTCAAGAATGGTAGCAACCTTTGGAGCAACAACTACAAAGTTAGCACCACCTCTTAAAGTCAAACGATGAATTTCGTTTGATACTTTCTGAATCTTAGCAACAAGAGTTTGATACCACTCAAATTTTGTTCCGTAGAAAGTCTCGGAAGCAAAAGAGTTTGTAGCAGAATCAAATGTCTTACCTACAGAAGCAGACCAGTAATCAATAGTTTGAGCATCACTAATTAACATATCAAGGATTTCCAAATCGATTTCCATCGCAATGTAATCACTTAACATAGATGTTAATTCAGCTTCAGCATCAACTGAATGATAAGCGTTTAAGTCTTGAGCAAGCTCAGGTGACCAAACAGCTTTTAACTTACGAGTCTTAGCAACAATTGGTAAAGACCTCATTTCAAGGTTAACTTCAGGAATGTTCAACTGATTTACATTCGCATCGCCAACTCTATCTTCGAAATCACCTCTGTTACCAGCATCTGGTTGTTGTACATAATCAACAGTGTAAGAACCAGAAGCAGCATTTGCACTTGAAGCAGAAACAATCAATGTGACAATTCCATTATCAATAGAAGCAAATTGTGCTAGGTTACTATGTACATCAGCTGCAGTAATGTCCCAAGAACGGACAGCTTTTTCATCAGGTCTTGTTAGTGAAGAAATACTAGCAGACACCTTATGTAAAGTACCAGCAGCAGAACTAGCAGACAACTCAGAATCAAAGTCTATTTCTTTGAAAGTTGCTGTTGTAGCTTTACTGAAAGTAATAGTAGCAGATGACTGACTAATTGAGTATCCATACTTACCAACACCATAAAGTCCATCTTCTCCGAAAGGAGCAGAAGAACCAGATGGGTTATTAGGACCAGTTTTACCATGGATTGAACCATTAGCACTAAATTTACCAACACTTGTTCCATACTTGAAATCAAGATAGAATACAAGGCCAGAAGGCAAATTCATAGGCTGAACTGAAACAAGTTCTTGCGCTACGATATTACCAAATACTCTCCTTACAAGTGGAAGAGCAACACCAGACCATTCTTCGTCACCAACACCAGCACCGGCATTAGGAGAAGTTTTAGAGTTCTCAGAAATCAACTGACGAGCCTGGTTTTCAAGCAATACAGCCATACCAGATTTCGACCATTCATTATCCATTCCCTCTAAAAGTCCAGATTTTTCCCACTTAGTAACGAGTTTCGCGCTCTCTTCTTTTTGCTTCCTTATAGGTGAAGCATCAAGTAGAGATTCATTTATATATTCGCTCATTTTATCGTTCTCCAATTAAGCGTTTAAGATTATAGTATACCAGCAAGTTTTCTGAAACGGTCAGCAACTTGATTCTCTTCCGAGATAATCTTCTTACTTGGTGCTGTTCCACCAGATTTCTTACTAGCAAATTCCTTAACAACTTCTTTCTTTTCATTCTTCTCACCAGTGAAAGATTCTGCAAGAGTAGTGTATACCAATTTAATCTCACGAGTTGTTTGAGCCCTATCAAAAGTCTCAACAATCTTAAGTTTTTGGTCATTACTCAAAGCATATTCTTTGAATAGTTTGTTAGTGTAAAGAAGTTTAGCATTAAGGATGTTAACTTCATGAAGCTTGTCTTTCAAAAAGACAACGGCTTCCTTATATTCATTAAGCTCACTCTGAATAGCTTCAACTGATTCGTGGGTTTTACCCTTACCAGGATCTTCTTCATCAGATGCAGAAGCCTGTTTAACACCAGAACCTTTACCGATTCCAGATGAGGTAGATTGTTCCTCAAGGTCTTCTTCTTCGTCTTCGTTAACGACTTCTTCGTCAACTTTTTCTTCTTCATCATCACCTTCAGTAATTTCTTCCTCGTTAACAGATTCTTCTTCGTCACCAGGATCACCAGCTTCTTCTAACTCTTCTTCTAACTCTTTGATTACTGCTTCTAAGTCAAGTTCTTCACCTTCATCTATATCATCTTCGTCATCGTCATCGTCACGCCTTGGAGATTTCTCTCCGTCATGCATGCCTTCTTCAACTTCATCTTCAGAAACAATTGGAGCATACTTCACACCATCGACTTCAATGATTTCAGACTCATCAACTTCTTCTTCGTCATCGTCATCTTCTCTTCTTGGAGAGTCGTGCATTCCTTCATCAGGATCGTCTTCATGGTCATCGTCATCTCTTCTTGGAGATTTACCATAACCCATCTCGTCTACTTCTTCTTCTTCTTCGTCTTCATGCTCACCTTCGATTACTTCTTCGTCTTCATCGATTTCATCTTCAGCAAGTTTAGCAGAAAGCATTGATTTTAGATGTGGAGTGAATGCTTCTTCAAGAGCCATTTTAGCATTAGCGAGAGCAGTTTCACGAACAGCTTTAGCATCAGCGATAGCTTCTTTTAATAAATCAGACATAATAATGTCTCCCATACTATTTGTATTGGAATAAAGTTATTCTGAAACTTTAATTTGGATTAGTTTTATTAGACTCTGTACAGACACAGAGTATTGAGGTTACATATAAGTATATAGAAAAAAAGAAAACCTTAGTCGTTATTGATAGAACGAACCTTTTGTAATCTAAGTTTTTTTCTTCGTCTTCTAGCAACAGATGGTTTTTCATAAAACTCTCTGTCCCTTAACTCCTTAAGTAGATTGGAGTTTTTTACTTTTCTTTTAAACTCGGATAAAGCTCTTTCAGGACTTTTGTTTGTAGCATCTACAAAAAGTACCGATGATTGTTTTTTTCTTTTTCTCTTTTTCTTTTGAAACATGGTATAACCTTTTCTATTTTTATTCTTCGTCATCTTCTTCAATCAGTTGTGCTTCGGATAGACATCCTCTGGCAACTGCTGTATGAGCATCTTCTATATGTATGATTTCTGATATAGGAATCGGAAAATCATTTTGGTCAAATTGTTCGTTGAATACATCTAAGAATCCTTTAACCAAAGAAGTCCCACCACCTATTACAATGGGAACAGCTTCAGGAAAATTAGGAACATTCTCAACACCTTCGAACTGAACCTTTAAGTTTGTTAGTAGATAATTTACAAGAGCACCATAATAAGAACGGATAGCAATCAGAACATTAGCTTCGTCTGTCTCTTCTTCGTAAATATTTTGGTAGTTAGCAGATGAAAGGTCTAATGTATTTGATGTCTCTTTTATATTAGTCACTTTAGCTCTCGATACACCTGTATCCATAGATACATTTTCATCAATCCAATCACCACCACGACTTACACTAAAAGATAGGGCAGTCATCCCTTGATACATAACAGCTATGTTACACATTCCAGCTCCCATTGAAATGGCTACACCAGTTAGTTGTGTGTCAACCAAACCCTCATAACCAATGGCAACTGCCTCCTCTATCTTTTTTACGGAATAACCGTATTGTTCTATTATCGTTCTCAATACATCTTCGTGATACGAAACTTCTCGTTGGACATCAATAGGTTTAGATGGAATACAATATACACAAGTTTCTCCATCTTTTGCTTCTCCAAGTAACTCACCTATGATAGCATTTAGAACAGGTAAAGCATCTTTCTCAGTAGGATTTAACAAACCACTTTTCATTGGTCGTTTAAGTTCTGATGTAGAGAATATTTGAGCATAGTTAAAAGCGTGTTGTCCAACAATATGTATCTTACCAGCTTTTTCTACAAAAGGAATCCTTTGTCTTTTTAACATTAATTTTACTTGTTTTACTTCACCATCAACAGTCAAGAAAGCATTTCTTTGTTTCTTTATCTTATCTTCAGTAGCAGCAATGTAAAATGATGTTCCACAATCTAATCCTTTAGCCATAATTAACCTCTTCTAAGTTGTTTAAGTTTATCTTTTTGTGTTGACACTTTACCCTTAATCACCTCATCTGATTTAACAGATGATGTTGTTGGTTTCTGTAATGCTATTTTCTTTTTCATTTCAACTTCTATGTGACCAGGTTGTACTTTTGGTGTCGTCACCTCAACTGCTGGTATTGATTTAACAGCAGTTGGTACAAATTTTTTTTCACTTGGTTTGTAGAATAACTTTAAAAGTATTCCAACTATAAAACCTATTTGCCATAATATTAATGAGGCATAGATAAATGTACTACTTATCTCCATTTTGCTTTTTGATTGCCTTGGCGATAGCTTTACGGCGTTTTGCTAGATACTCATCACTATCATCTTTATCTCCGTCATTATCTATATCACCATCTTCTTTACCTACGGCATCAAGAGCCTCATCTATATCATAATATCTATTTAAGATATTCCCCATATCTTCATATAGAGCATTTAATCTTTCGTTTACAGCGTTAGCCTCAAGAGCAGCTTTCTTGAACTGAGCAGTCATACCCTTTAATTCTTTCATGTTTCTCTTAACAGAAACAGCGTCAAACCAGTCATCAGTTTCACTTAGTACATGGTTTTGAGCAGATTCTGCAATACCAACAAGTTGTTTAGCAACTTCAATGATACCATTGTCTTTAAAAAGTTGTCCACCTATTCTCTGATAGTTTTTTACAGCTTCGATAACTTCGAATTTGTTTACTTGTGGTCTTTCTTCACGAACGGCAATATCTTCTACCATTCCCATTAATTTTATGTTTTTCATTTCAACACCCTCGTTCTGAGCAAGTTCACTCCACTTTTGACTGATTTTCTCTTTAATAAATTTATCTGCCAAATGTTTTTCTCTACCGTATTTGGCGTGTTCCCACTTTTTCTGTAAGGAACTCGGTAAATCTGTTTCACTTAGATTACTATTGATAAAGGAAGTAACTCTTCTAGCATCAACATTTCTAACTTTACGATAACGAAACTCTTCTAACTTCTTTAACCAAGAACGAACTTCTTTTACCGTTACTCGTCTATCAACACTTTCATCGATTTTTTTATACTTTTTTCCGTTATGTATAATGTAATCTTTCATATCTATAAATATTACCTTATTCTGATTCCTTTGATGGATTATTTATAAAATCTTTTGCCTTACTTAAGTAATCATTTGCTAGTGTAACCTTATCCATCCACCAACTCATTAACTCTTGGTCATCAGATGAAGACTCAAGTTTGTCTATAATAGCTTGAGCATTCTCAATAGAAACTTTCAACTTTCTAATAGCAGATGGTTTATCTGCATGTCCATCTTCTTCTATTTGTTTAGGTGACTTAAACGATGTAGCATATGGATTGGAATGAACTTGTCCCATAGATACTGTTTTTTCGTTTAATAAGTCTTTTAACTTAATCATTAGAATACTCCATTTATAATATCATAATTACTATAAACTCTTTTTGCTTGAGAGAATAACATCTTATCCAATCTTCTCCTAGCACCCATCAAATCATTCATATCCCTAAGATTATCTTGTAATACCAATAACGCTTCATAAGACTTTACTAAGTTCTTCAACTTCATCTGTTTAGCAAGTTCTAATCTGGCTTCGTTATGATTATTTCTTTGTGTTAACATACGAATCTTTTCTATATAAGCACTACCTAACTCTTTCTTTTCTGTTAATAATGTTTTTAACTTAATCATTAGTTTTTACTCCAGCCATTACTACTTTACCTTTACCCTTACCCACATTCAAAGCCTTCTTTAAATCGTCTCCTTTAAAAGATAAGTTTATTTCTAAATTTTTAGTTTTTATAAAAACATTGTTACCACCAAAACCTTTTACTTCAAATGTACCATTGGTATCAACATAAGCTTTCTCATTAAGTTGTTTTTCTTTTATTAAATCTTTTAACTTAATCATTTTATACTTCTATCACTTTATATCGTCTATTAGTAGAGTCAGCATTATCTAATTCTGTCATTTTTGTATTAGCATCATCCTCATTGTCATATTCCCATACGGAATCACTAGCACTTAACTTAGCAGTCCAAGCTTTTCCACCACCTGAATTTACACCCACATTAGATGTTGTATTATTAAGCCCATCCCATACCCATTGTGGTGTGTCATCAGGTCTTGGTAATACTTCCATTACAACTCTATAAGGCATTACTTGTCCCAAGCCTCTTTATATTCTCTCATAATCTGCTTTACTATCTTATGAACTTTCTGTTCCCATTGAACAAGATTTCTATATCTATTTCCATACAAGTCAGGATTTCCTTCGGTCAAGTGATATTCATCAGAACCAGCATTGAACGAACCACCTTTGTAGTTTTCTATTTCAGATACTAATTTTGATAAAGATTTCTTTGCCATTTTAACAGGTACATTTAGGTCAGCACCTTCGTTTAGGATTTCTTTGATATCCCACTCTTGTATCATTTCTTTCATTGACTTCATTTCGTTACCTTCTTAACTTTCTCTATTGAACGACCAGCAAAGTAAGCAGCATATACTGTCATCAACAGAGTTTGATATACAGGAACATAAGCGTCACCTATCGTAAACTCACCCATGTTCCCATCAAATACACTTAGTATTACGAACACACCCGTAAGGAAAATCAATGTTAGTGGTCTAATGTTTTTACTTAACCAACTACCATGTTTTAGGTCTGCTTCCCAACGAGCAGATACTTGAGCTTGAGCAGCCTGTTCAGCTTGAGCAAGTATCGTTTCTAATTTTTGTTTGGCTTCTGCCTTCTCTTCTCCTGAAGTATGTAAATCATCAATGACATTACCTATATCTTTTATAGTGTCTCCACCTAACAAACTTCCTACTGCTTTTAATAACCCCATGTCTCACTCCTAATCGTCAGCATGTTCTAATAGTTTGGTATCATCCTCAGCATTGTTAAACCAAAAGTCAATGACTTTAGCAAACGAACCTACGAATCCACCCAACATTAATAATAAAATTTCTTTCCATCCACTTTGGACATCTACACCATTACTCATAAACCAAATCATAAGAGCAAGAATAGTAGAAAAAAGTGCTACCACAGATATACTAATGTACCATTTCTTATTCTGTCTGAACTTTATGATATCAATCAGTTGTTGATTGATAGCATGTTTTTGGTCTTGTATATGAAATTTGTCAATCTCTTTTTTAATCTCAGCCATAATAACTCCTATAAACTTGTGTACATTCCTGTATGTTTAGTAAACATTTGTTGTAGTTGGTCAGCATAAATCTGTTTTACTTTTGATTTAACTTTCATCTTACCAGCTCTCATCTGAATAAATTCCATATCATATAAGTCATTTTTTAAATCAATCCTTACATAATTAACATTCTTAGAATTTCTACCAATCTTAAAACTAGCACCCTTTGGTCCTACAGCAAAGTTTTTCGCACCTGTCATGGCGATAAATTTATTACCACCTAATTGTTTTAACATCTCACCAGCTTGTCTTTTATCCATTCTTTCATTTACGGATTCTTTAATTTTTTTACCACCCATTTGTTTATAAATCTTTATCAGATTTTCAAGGTGGTCTTCATCTCTAGCATTAGTAACTCTACCTTGTTTCTTAATCTTCTTCTGAAACATCTTGATAGCATCTTCTAACTTTTTAAGTTCCATACCACCTTCATTTACAGATTCTTGAAGTGATGATAATATTTCAGCTTTCTTTGCTGGTGATGCTTTTCTATATGCCTTAGATACTCTATCATAGTTTTTATTTATCATATCCATAGCATCTTTTTTCTTATTACCTCTTTTTATAAGAAGTTTTAATATTTTAGCTATCTCACCTTTATCTCTCGTACCACCATGTTTTCCAATCTTCTTAGCCATTCTACCACCAAGTGATACTTCGTCTTTTTTCTTTTTCTTCTTTTTTAGAAGATGAGGACCTGCTGGTACTTCTCCAAGTTGTCCATCTATACCATATCCACAAGAACCCTCTTTAATATTAACTACCCATTCTCTATAAACAATCTTACCATCTTTAGCCTCAATACCAATCTTATGGTTTGGATATGCTTTCTTTATATCGTCATAGTGTGCTGGTATGAGTTGTAATGTTCTTACAGGTACTTCTTTTACCACCTTGTTATTTTTACTTACAATGATTTGCCAAGGTCCTGATTTAGGTCCTTTACGAACAGCTTTCATAATCTTAGAATACTTACCTTCGTCTACAGTTTCATATTTTCGTGAATCTAATTCTTTATATCTTTTTCTCATTAAACCATACACTCTTTCAAGGTCCTTAATTGTGGGTGATTTACCTTTTGTTTGTTTTTTCAGAAGTTTATCAAATTCTTGAGTATACATAGCAACTTGAGATCTACCTTCGTCTACAGATTCAGGCATACCAAAATGACTTATTGTACCCATACCTGATTTACCTCTAAGTTTAACTGATTTTTGTTTTTTCATTAATTTAGCTATTTTAGTCAAAAGGGCTTTATCTTTTTTAGATATCATCTTCATCTTTTTATCGTTTGCTATTTTGTTTAAAGTATCAGCATATGCCTTTGTAGATTCTTTCTTAATACAATTTCTATACCTCTTACCGAACATTACTTTTGTCTTACGAGTTGGATGTGTCATGTATCCCTTTTGACAAGCTTCACACATACATTCTTTTTCTTCGTTGACCATGAACTCTTCTCCCATACCATCCAAGATATCATCTACATATTCTTCTATTTCTTGACGAACTTTAGTTGGTAACCCATCGTGTTTGGTTTTAGCAAACTTCTTTACATCTTTTTTCTTCATTTTTTTCGCAGCATCTCTAGCATCTTTGGAAAACTTACTAGCAGGTTGGTCACCCTTTTGGATTGCCCGTACTATACCCATAAACTTTTGTTGTTTTTTAGATACAGAAGGCATGGATTATCCCCTCATTATAGAGTTGATAATAGATTCGATTCTTGTTTCAGGTTTTTGTTTTTCTACACCTTCGTTAACAGGTCTCATGAAAGCACCATGTGTAGATGGATTAGATACGAAATCAAAAGCGATAAGTTCGAAATCTGGTTGAACCTCAACAGTGTCCCCTTCACCTTCCCTCATTGGTTCTACTGAACCTAATCCTCTTGATGAAATACCAAGTTTGATACCTGATTTAAATAACTCTTTTAATATGTTTCCACTTGGTGTGGATAGAACCTCTACAGTTCCTAATAAATCATCACCATCCCAATGCATCTCTATAACATTATGTGACGCATTATTTAGATTCACAACTGATGAATCTGGATGGTCGAGTTCTCCTAGCGCTCTTCTTTCAGAAACTTGTTCTTCTAAATATTTAGTAGTTTCTTTCATAAGAACTTCTCTTGGGTATATTCTACCATTTTGATTTTTAGCTTCGGCTCTTTGTAGAACACCTTTTACAATTAAACGACCATCGTTTTCTTTAATACTCTCATCAATCTTCTGACGAGAAATCTCAAATGGTCTTACATCTACTAATAATTTTTTATTCATTTCAATTTCCTATGTTATGATAGAGCAGCTGTTTTTACCCAACCAGTCCCATTATATATAAAAATTTTATTACTCTCTTGACTAAAAGTCATTGTACCAGCAACAGGATTACCAACTTGTGCTAAAGCATCAGTAGCAAAAACAGCAATAGAACTTGCCTGTGTCCTAACAGTAGACTTAGGTTGTGACTTTTTACTATTATTAGGATCTGCTTCGTACCTTGACATTATTTGCCTCCCCAAGAGTTTCGTTTAATCCAAATATCAAAAAGGATATCGGATACTTCTTTTCTTATTTGTTTCTTTATCTTTTTCAAATCATCGTTAGATAAAGCTTCATCAACAAACTTATATCCAGTTTGTTTTTCAATATTTTTTTTCCTCTTCTTTTTCATTCCTTTTTTACTAAAAGCATAAGGTGTTTGATAAGTATCTATACTAGCAGTTGTAGTGATTTCACTCAACTTTTTTTGAAATAACTTGTTTGCTAGTTCCTTAACTATGGAATCAAACTTTGGAGAGTTCTTTATCGAGTTCATAATATCTCAACAATTGGACAACAGAGTTGTCATCTGTTTGTTTTGATTCGTTTAAACAGAACTTATCAACACAATTGATTGCTTCTTGTAATTTAATTTTTAATACTTTATCTTTTACTTTCTTAATCTTACCATTTAACTTACTTTTAAGTTTTGGTATTTGTGTTTCTACAAACGAAGAAAAGTTATTTGTATTAGAAATATTACTAATGTACTCTTTAAGAACATGTTTTTGTTCATCAGAAAGGTTAGTGTATTTTTTATTGAACTTTTCCAAAAGTGTTTTGTAAGAAAGTATTCTTAAATCTTTATCCTTAAACTCTTCAGGTATATAAGATTTGTTTTTGGTATGACTCATGGTTGTGACATTTTCGATTACTATAAAGTAACTTTCTGTTTTTTCATCAGCACCCATTTCGTTTATACCCTCAAACAACTTATATACAGATGCAAAGGTTTTATAGTTTGGAACTTTGGAACTAAATAACTGATTTACATCGTAAGACTCTTTTATAGTAGCAATAACATTATACTTCTCCCTACGAAGATTCATGTTATTTAACTTACCTCTCTGTCTAATGACTTCTGATAAAAAGAAATCAGCTTTCTTATCAGACTTAAATTTCTTTGTCATGATAAGATTATATAGAGCTAATTCTTTACCCAACTCCGTATGTTCATTAAATTTAGACTTAATGATTTTAAGTGCTGGTGACTCCTTTTTCTTGTTCAAAACATCTACGGTGACTTGTCTCAAAAGGAACTCAAAGAGTAATCCCGTATTTCTTAGTTTACTATGCTTAAATTTGCTCATATATTATTCCAAAGTATTTTGATACAATTATTCATATATAAATATAACAGAATTTAGATAAAGTGGTAAATTACTCTTTTATTATGTTATCTTCACTTAATAGAGGAGTTTTCTTTTTAGGAAACTTTTGTTTAAGTTGGTCTAAGATACCCTCACGAGCAACTACAGTACTAGCCTTTGATGTAGCAAGTGGTGATTTACCCTTAAATTCTCTCTTACCGAAAGACCTATCAACATCTTTTAGACTATCATGTCCGTATTTATCTTTCATCGTGTCTTTGTCTTTAAAAGGATCTTTTTCACTACCACCCCATTTACCTTTTCTTGGTACTGAAAAATCGTCATCTTCGTCTTCATCTTCATTAGGTGGTGGCTCTTTAGCAGGATCTGAACCTTCTGTTTCTATCTGTTCTAATCTGAACTTTTGTTTAGTATCTTCAACTATTGATTCAAATATATCAATTTTTACTTCATCACTTAAATCAAAAATATTATCATATATCCACTTTTTACTAAACAACTTAGTATCTATTGCCTTTTCAGCAATATCAAGTTGTTGACTCATCAACTCTATTTTCTCTTGTTCATGAATCATAGATGGATTCTGTAACTCTAATGAGAAATCAATCAAATCAGAATCGTCAAATCCTTGTGAGTAAAGATGGACAATACCAATCTTAGTCAATTCACTTACGATAATCTTTTGTAACCTTTCGATTGTACGAGCAAAACGAACATCCTCAGCAGCAAGTGTAGCTTTACCACCACTCAAACCTTCCTCATATCCTAAGAAAGCTTTTGGTATTCTCAAACTAGCCATCAACTTGTTTCGTAGATATTCTATATCTTCTATTTGGTCATTATTAGAAAGACCTGCTAAAGTATCAATCTCCGTTCCACTATCTCCACCACGAACTGGTAAAAAGAAATCTTCGGTAACTGACTCTACATTATATTTTAAGTTATACTCACCTGTGTTTTGGTCAATGACAGGTGTCTTCTTCATCTTGTTGATGATTCTTTGCATAAATTGTTCGACTTCTCTTGGTGGTATGTTACCAACATCAATCTTGAAAACTCTTTTTTCGGGCGCTCTCATAATTCTGTGAATCAACATAGCGTCTTCCATCAAAGTCAACTGCTTAAATATCTTTCTTCCGTTCTCTAACATTGAGCGCCCATATGGTAAAAAGTTTGTGTCGGATAAAACACGAAAATGAGCAACCTCATAATTTTCTTTTATTTCTTTTTTATCACCAGCTATTTCAAATTGAATTAATTGAGGGTTAGCAGGATCATGGTCTTCTAATCTTGTAATCTCATAAGCAGAAACTGGTTTTACATTTACCACTCCGTACTTATCTACGATATCCAACTGAAGATAAAAATCACCATACTTTGTCATATTACGAATCCAACTCCACAAGTTAAATTCAATATTTATAACATCATAAAATAAATTATGTAGAATCTTTTGTACTTTTGTATTCTCACTTTTTACTTTTAAAATTTCTCCTTCAATATTTGTAACAGTACTTTCGTCTGAATATATGTCAAGAGCAGAAGCAATAATCGGGTCTTGATCCATTAACTCATAATCTTTGAATAAGTCAAGTTTTCTAATCTCATAAGCAGCTCTTCTGTTTTGAGCTGTAGTATATGGATTACTATAAGTGTTTTGTATCATCCGATTATATCGGTCAATAAAATTTGATTGTAAACTTGTTTGTGTAAAGTCTAAATCCTTTACTACCAATCTATTATCATCAGCTTTTCTGATGATAACATTAGATTGAAATAATCTACCAAGTCTTGTAAATAAATTGTCTGCCATGTTTTACCCCAATAGCCAAGTTAAATCTTCTTCTTCGTCATTATTAATTTTTATTTTATATGGATTATTTTTAGGAGTAGATGAAGTCATAACAGGTGAATTACCATTTAAACTTCCTATAGCTCCAACTAAACTACTTTGAAATTCGTTTCGTTCTGATTGAATACGAATCGCAGTATCTCTAATCCATAACAAAATAGAATAAGACATAACAAGGTCATCGTTATATCCATCTAATGCTTCAGTTTTACTATTCTTATATATAAATACAAAGAGTTCATCAATTAATCGTGTAGATTTTATTTTTACCATCTTTTCACGAGTATATTCTTCCATTTTAGCGATAATTAATGGTTTTGATTTCATTGTTGTAGTAAAACCAGGTATCTTGTTCCTATCTATACTTCTATATTTGTTTGTGTGTTGAATGTCCTCATCCACAATGAGATGATTCTTTTCTTGATAAAAGAGATTTTCATATCCTCTATCAATAATTGTTTGTAGTGTAGCCCATCCAATATTGTTGTTTTCCACAACAAGTAGGGCATCGTTATATTTAGTTGCTAGTTCTATGAGAAAGTTTCCAAACTCCGTTGTTCCCAACTGACCTTTATATTCAGCAACTTGTTCCATATCTTCTATATCAAAAACTTGAGCAGTTGAATAGTCTGTTCCATCTCCACGAGCTACATCAGCTGATATTAAATAATTTTTATCGTAATTTGGGTAGTCCCATATCCAAAGGTTTCTATCAAATCCACTCTTCTCATTTGGTTCACAACATTGATTTTCTTTATACCATTCTAAAATAGCAGGATCGACAACAGAACGACCAGAACTTAGAAAGTCAGCATCACATTCTTGAGCTGCCTTACTTGGTCCTAATATTTTGTCTTGTTCTTTTCTCCAACTTTCATCTCTTTCAGGATGGTCTGTCCAATGAAGTTTAATTGTGTTGAACTTGTTTAGACCATCGGTAGCATCCATCCAAGTTTTATGAAACCAATTACCCACACCATTAGGTGTTGATATTCCAATACATTGACCACCAGTAGCCAATGTCTGTTGAGCAGCAGTCCATATTACATCAATTTTATCAATAAAAGCAGCCTCGTCTAATATCAATAGAGATAGAGCTTCTGAACGACCAGCAGATTCATTAGAAGCAATAGCTTTTATCTGACTACCATTCTTAAAGATAAGTGATAGTTTATTGTTTTCAACAATAGCAGTTTTTAACCATTGTGGTAATCCCTCATACATTACACGAACTTTTGTTACCAAGTTCTTCGCTGTATCTTTTGATGTAGCAATACATAGAATGTTTTTATCAGCATGAAACAACATCATCCATAATGAGTAAGCAGCTGTTAGGGTAGATATACCTAACTGACGAGATTTTAGTACGACATTATAATCATGTTTCTCGTATTCTTCTAACACATCATACTGATAAGGATAAAGTTTAAATTTTATTTTACCCCTTTGAGGATGTTGTATTACACAAAACTCATTAATAAAGTATGAAGGATCCTTAGCACACTTTAAATAGTTTTGTTTTATTGCTTGTTTTAGATTACTCACGATGAGATTCCTTTGCTACGGCGTTTGCTACTTTCTTATCAAATTTTAATGTTTCACTATTTTCTCTTATTTCCATCTCAGAATTATATTCAGCAAGAACGGCTTCCCATCTTTTTTCTTCTTGTTCTTTTACCCAATCGTTCCATTTACCCTCTTTTCTTAACTTCATTTCAAAGTCTATCTGACAATATTTACATTTTTGAAATCTATCATAAGTTTGTTGATCAATTGTTTTAAGAATTAATTTTTCACAATCTTTACATTTATCAAATCCTCTTGGTGGTACTTTTGTAATTTGTTTTCTTTTACCATCTTCTATTTTCCAACTACGACCACGAGCATCTGTCCATTCTTCACCCTCTTTTCTTTGGTGTGTGGTCTTAGCCTCATATCCAGTTTGTATTGGTCGGTCATATATACCTTTAACCATCTTTTGAATTTTTTCAATTTTACTCATTATGTAACTCCTTACTTGCGTAATCACTTAACACATCGGGTAAAAAGGCATGAATAAAAAGTGCTCCACTTAGTTTCATAGCTCTCCACCAATGTTCCCAATAACCTAATCCGTTTTCGTCTAAATGCTTCATTATACTTGGTCTATCTTACCTTCTCTAGCATTATACCATTTTCTAAACTTTGCTGGTGTTCCTATAGTTATTTTACTTTCAGGAACATATTTTAACATTTCTTTTTTCTGTGTGTGTTCCCATTCAGGATATTTTGTTACCCTTGTCATTACGAAAGCATCTATGACTTTAGTATCATATATTAATGCTTCGTTCCACCAAGCAGATGGTTTATCTTCTGGTGTTCTAAGAAACTTTTTTATAGCTGCTTTGTTTCTTTCTAAATATTTATTTTGCCAGTCAAAGAAATCTTTGATGAATTTGTTTGTGATACCAGCACTTGCTTTCTCTATACTTTTATGGTAGTCATCATATTTAATAACACCATCCATCCATTGCTCTTCATACTTTTGTTTTATGTCGTATATATCATCAAAAAACTTTTGTCTTTTTTTTACAATACCACCTTTCTTCATAGCATTGTAAAACTTCATTCTATCCTTAGTGAAGTAATGAGCTTCAACCCATCTACGACCTGTCTTATCAGGTTTTGTTTCAAAGTCCATCCAGCTTCTTGCCAGTAGTGTTCCTTTCATATAAAATATAACACCACCTGTACCCGTTTGAATACCTCTACCTTTTGCTAGTGGTGAATCGTAATTAGCACGAGTGAATGTTGATATAGATTTTTTCTTACCGATTATCTTACCTAATTTTTTAATGTGGTCTGGTGACGTAACATGAAATGAACTGATGGGTTGTTTTCCAAACAACGATTCTATCTGTTTAGGATAAAGAGCAACATGTTGTCCACCTGATATCCAATCTATAGTAGGTTTGGTATGAGCTGGAAACCATATGTTTGAACCCTTATGTGTTAACCACTCTTCGTTTAGTAAATTTTTTAGTTTAATCATTAGAAGAACATCAAACCTGTTATTTGATTTATAGGAGCAAAAGCACCTGTAAACTTATAAATGTTTCCGTTATACTTGAATACCAATCCTTCGGTTGGAACGATAGCATCAAACCCACCGATAGCATTTAGTCTATCCAATTGTATCTTTAACTTATTTAACTTCTTTAGGTCACCACCACTTCTTACATCAGCTATAGCAGACTTAAGTTTCTTTCTCATGTTCTGTACTGACTTTGCTGGATTGACAGCTAACCACCCATCCATATTCTTCATTATTTCAGCACCGACCTCAAAGAATAATTCTTCAAATGGTTTCATATTATCTTTTACCATTCTAGCATGGTCTAACTTATCTGTGGTTAGAGCCCAATCTAAAAACTTATCGTTCTTTATTGTTGCTTTCATATCTCTTACTGAATATGATTTATCAAAGAAAGCCCATCTCATTGTAAGCCGTTTAAGAACATTTGCTGGTATCTTATATTTAAATTGTTTAGCAGCATTAAAAATATATTCTTCCCAAAACCTCTGATGATATAATCCAAGTGTATCGTTATCCTTAAGAGCAAACTGACTCTGTAATTTAGATAAACGACCATGAAACTTTTTCTTCATCTTACCGAAGTCTTGATGTTTAGGTACTTTAACAAAGTTAGGTTTAGATATCTTGTAGTGTTTTTGTATGTGTTGATTGACTTGTTTTATCATACCTTGTAACATTCTAGCACTATCCTTTGCCTGTCCTATTGGTCTACCATTATCATCGTACTCGATTGCTCCATGAAAAAGTAACTCTGTAATATCATAGTTGACTACATTTTCACTAGCAGGCCACATGACTTCTAAACTCATGAATTTACTTCCGTTACCAAAAATCTTATCTTGTTGTTTTTTAGAAAGAGCACCAACTGCCTTTGACAAATCTCTCATCGCATATACAAAAGCATTTCGTATAGCACCTCTACCTTTAAACTTTTTCTCTACATCCTTAATAGATAATGCCGTCTCACCTTTGTTCTTAATATGTCCCTTGTTACGAGCAGCGATAAGTTTACCATCTTTGTAACTTATCATTAAATTTTGACCATCGGTCTTCTCTGTAACATTATCTTCTCGGTCAAGTTTACCACTTAAACCTAACTCGATGATTTTTTTTAAATCCTTGAATGTTAACTCTTTATCATCAAAGGGATGATTCATATGTCCGTAAGCTCCACCCATTAATAATAACTCCCTTCCATTTCTTTCTAAACCACTTGTTAGTGAATAAACCTCTTTTACTATTTCTAAATCATCATGTTGGTCGTCACCATCTCTTATCTCTGTTTCTTTTGGCTCTTCATCATCCATCTGTTTTGCTGTCTTCGGACTATCTTTTATGGTTAGATTTCTTTCTTTAGCCAAATCATCTACATACTCGTAATCTTGATTCTTAAGAATCATATCAATATGGTCTAACCATTTATTCCAAAGTTCAGTACCAACATAATCCGTTAAGTTCTGAGCACTCGGTTGATTGATACCAGCAGGACCAAACGATACGTTATCTACAGGACCATTTGGATACTGAGTATCCTTATAGTAAGAAACATCTTGACTATTGTAGTTATCAACATCTACCAATATATCAGATAGTTCCCAACCTAATCTACCAGCCTCAATATCAGCTCTATTTGTATAAGAACTTAAACTTGAGAACATAGAAGGACCATCATCTGTTTCTACAGAACTAACTTGACTATTCTCAAATATATGAACATAAAACTCAAAGAGCTTTTTGAACTTATTCGTCATCATAATATACAACCCTTTGTCGTAATATCCAAATGTTTTTTTGAAAAAGTTTTTCTTATCTTTCTCACTTACCTTTGGACTACCCAACATTTCTCTTGTCTTTGTACCACTTATGTTTCCAAATTGTGGAGCAGTAACAAAGTATCCATGTTCATTAAATCCTTTTATATCACCTTTACTTTTTTTGTAATCTTGATAATAAGTTTTACTACCATCTTTCTTTGTACCACCTTTTAATCTACCAGCATCCTTTTCACCGAAAGCATAAACTACTGCTGTTGTTTCAGGATCAAACTTCTTAAGTAGATTGTCTGCTACATATGGTGTCTTTTCTTGAACGATACGATTCTTTGGAATACCCACCTTTACCATGTGACGAACTTTTTCTTTAAAGTTCATTGGATGTCTTGGTGGTTTCTTTATATTAGATGTGGTTATGTAAGCTTCATCTACTTGTTTGGATAACCACTTATATGTAGCAAGATGACCTGAATGAAATGGTTGAAATCTACCACCGAATACACCGATGGTTTTTTTTATTTTTGATTTTTGTTCTATGAGCCTTACATCAAATCTTTTCTTTGTCTTCTCATCCCTTACATAAAAGTAGGACTTACCTCTTTTTCTCGTATGTCCTATGATTGTCCATTCTTTAGATTTTCTTTTCTTATCAAAAACTTTATCTGTTACAGTTTTTTGAACTTCTTTTAATTTTTTGTAACCACTACCATAAGGAACTGAAGTGTGTCCTTTCTTCTTCATCTTCTTTATCTTAGAAAGTTTAGAACCACCCTTGATAGTTCCATCACCAGCAACGATACCACCTACATCTTCAACAATAGGTTGAGTTATTTCCTCTACTAACTTCTTTAAACTCATATGTTTAGTTCCAATACTTGTTTCATTCTTTCCTCAATCGGATGTGGCAAACTCTTTACATCATAATAACCAAACTCAGAATGTTCGTGGTCTAATGTAGGTTTAGGTTTACCATTCATCTCTGCTTTATATAACTTACAAAGACGATTGTACTTTCCATCTTTTATCGTGCCTAAATATACTAAATCTTTAGGGTTAATGTCAAGCATTGTTTCTTCTTGTAGTTCACGAGCAGCACCTTCACGAAAGGTTTCACCCTTCTCAACACCACCCATTGGAACAGACCAAAAATTTGGGTATTTACCAGCAGATTCGGAACGCTTTACTAATAGGATTTGACCTTCAGATACAATAGCAACACCACCTACTTTTCGTGGTGGTTTACCGAAATCAACTTCTTTTAGTAAATCTTTTAGTTTAATCATTTGCCATATCCTTTATATCTTGATAAGATTTACTTTTAGTTATCATTCTTCTTACCATCATAGATTGTTTTTCTAAAGTACGAGATAACAATCTTTCTTCTGGTGCGTGTTTTTTAATTAAATCAGATAAGTCTTCTAACGAGTCTACTACAGATTGATATACATCTTCTATCGTATCAGACTTTTTTGATACATATCTTTCATTAAGTAAATCTTTTAGTTTTGGTATAGACATAGATATTCTCCTACATCTATAAATATATAAGTTTCAAAAGAACTAAACTTCTAATGCTCTTCTAAACCAACCAAAGTAAAACTTCTCTAAGTCTGGTTTACGAGTGACCAAATCAGCATAATACTTAACACGATAAGCACGAACTCTGTCTAACTCTACACCTTTTAGACCTGCTATCGTTTTAGGTCCCATCCCACCATCTACCTTAAGTCCAGCACCTTTAGCGTTAGCTGCTCTCTGAAGAATCTTAACAGCTCTACCACGACCTTGATTTACACACATATCAAAATAAATATGACGTAAATCTTCTGATAAAGACTCTACTTTATTACCATCCCAATATACTTCTTTGTATATTTCTTTCGCACCATCTTTGGTTAGGTTTTTTATATCCACATCGGGATGACTTCTTTTGGCTATACCAAAATTAGTTTCTCCACCTGGATCTTTCGGGTCATTTACATAACCACCCTCATGTTCTAATACAACTTCTATGATATCATCAAAAGCTGTGAGGATTTTATCTTTCATTATTTACTCCTATATTAAGCAGTTGTTCCGTAAGTTATTTTTTCAATTCTTATTCTTGATAAAGTTGTGTCCAAAGGATTATCATCTGTTGAATCTTGACTATCAAATCTTTGAGTATTTACCTTTACCCTATCATTAGCTGCTACAATCAACCTAGCATTACCACCAACACCACCACTATCGTAAGCAGCATTATCGTCTCTTATATAAGCACCACCCAATGGATAACTATAATAAATACTATTACTACTATTCATATGAGATACCCATCCAAAAAAGTTCATTCTCTCATTTGCCGTAGCATCAGTAACAATCAAATCAACATAAACCATATATTCACCAGCAGTAACAAACCTTATGTAGTATCCATTACTACCAGCAGTCCAATCTACATGAGTTGTATTTTCGGTGCTCATGGTATTCCAATAAATATCTCTTGAAGCATCATTAACATCTTGACCACTTGAAGCAGCAGAGGATTGTAATACAAGTGTACTTACTGGCGTAATAGCATTTGTAACGATTATGTTATCGGTTCTTGTAGTACCACTTACATCAAGAGGGTGAGATGGAGTTTTATCTATACCAACACCATCTTCTATTACTTTTAGGTATTTATTTCCACCCCAAACTTTTAATGTAATGTCTTGTATATTATCAGATTCTTCAACATCACCTATAGCCATGTTGACACCACTAGTTACTTTTATTCCACCATCATTAGCATTACTACCAAACTGAATCTTTCTATTGTTTGGTAAAATAACATTTCCATTATTATATAATTGACCTTGATAACCATAAAAACTATAAATGTTTGTACCAACATTACCAGGATTTGAGTAAACACCATGAACATTGGTTACTCCAGTTATACCAGTACATTCACCAGCTACACCTATTATACTACCACCAGCAGCATTTCCACCATGTTTAGTAAGATCTGCTACTCCCCTTACACCATAAAAAGTTCCTTTAAAATCAGTCATACTTGAGGAAACATAAGCCTTTCCCTCAACACCATAACAAACATTACCAGTATTGGTAGACATATCCTGATTCATATAAGCATCAAACTTTCCACCCCAATATGATCTACCACCAGTTGAATGACCAGCTACACCATAGATACCTATACCACCATATCTACCTGTTGAATCTATTTCTAATATATTAGCTTGGTTACCACTAGCAAGTAATCCAACAACCTCGTACCAAGAGTTTGAAAGTATCTCACCACCACCACGAACATTAATCTGTTGACCAGCATGTACCACAGACATTCTTTTAGTGTTCATGACTGTTGAGCTAGTATTACCACCAAAGAAAAATCTAGATCTTGTTTCACCCGTACCAGCAGCAGTATCTATATTACCTTGAATCCTTAAAGTACCATAATTATTTAATCCTACGTTACTATCCCCTCTTAACTTTATGAGGTCTATCGTAGCTTCTGGCTCAACAAGGAATGAACCTGAAGATTTAGCACCATAGTAATTAGTTATTTCTAATCCGTAGTTTCCATTGTTACCACCAGGTCTGTGGGACCTTATAGCTAAATAACCAACAGATGAACCAGCATTGTGAAATCCAAGACCACCACCTTGTGATGGTGATGCACCATCACCAGGATTAGAATCACCAGCCATTATTCCAAAACTTCCTGTACTAGAGTATATTATTGGTTCGTTATTGTAAAGGAATTGTAATATTCTACCAGAAGTCCGACCTTCAAGATAAAAAGTTCTTGCCTTTATAATACCATCAATAGCAGTTTCCCAATGTGTAACATAGCTATCACTTGGATTATGAATTTTTGATTCGTAAGTACCTTTGACTTTTAACATACCAAAAGAAGCTGTTGCGTTATTTACAGGATGAGCAGTTAACTCTACACCACTACCACTTACAGTTACCTTTGTTTGACCAGCACCACCGATTACGGTTGTGTTATCTGCAGTAACTCGTACATTATATCCAATACCTATTCTGTTTGAACCAGCGGTTGAACCTACATCAGCACCATGCCCGATAAGAATATTTTGCTCACCCGTTGTGATGGTGTCGCCGGCATCGCTACCTATTAATATATTTCTTGGACCTGAGGTGATGTTATATCCAGAACGTTTACCGAGTGATACGTTGTCTCCACCTGTTGTGACATCATATAGAGATTGATATCCAAGAGCAACATTGTAACTATGTGAGTTACCAGAAGCACCTCTACCTGCTTGGTAACCCATTAAAATATTTCCAGTACCAGTTACATTAAACTTACCAGCCTCACTACCCATAGCAACATTAAACTGACCAGCATTTGTTGAAGTTAAAGATTGAAATCCTACTCCTACATTATGTTGACCTGATTGTAAAGCTTGTAACGAAGAATGTCCAATCGCTACTGAATAATCAATATTTGTGTTATTAGCGGCAGTTAAAGCATTATATCCTATCGCTACTGCTCCTTCTACATCCGCAGTACCTGTAGAGTTAAGAGCGTTCTTACCTATAGCAACAGTTCTCTTTAGAGCACCAGCTCCACCAGTTCCAGCATATGCTCCGATAGCAACATTTTCTATAGCGCCTGTGTCATTAAGAGAAGACGCAGCAAAAGCACCAATAGCGGTGTTATCATCCGCATCAGTTGTCAATGCTCCTAACGAACCAACACCAACAGCAGTATTATATGTAGCAGTTGTTATGGCATCACCTGAACTTTTTCCTACCAGAGTATTTCCAGTACCTGTCGTGATGTTTTCTCCAGCAAGATAACCGATAGCTACAACGGATTCTGCAGTTGTGAAATCTTTAAGAGCTTCAGAACCAACAGCAGTATTATACTGACCTGAACTATGGGGAGCAGATGTTCCACCACCACCTAATCCAGCCTCTTTTCCTACAAATGTATTATGACTACCACTCGCAGTTTTACCAGCATTAAATCCTACAGCGGTACTGTAATTATTTAGAAAATAACTACCAGCTTGATATCCAACAGCAGTGTTGTAGATACCAGTAACAGTATTCTCCATAGATTGATTTCCAACTGCGGTGTTGTAACCACCAGTTGTGAGATAGTGTAAAGCTCTATTACCTATACCTAATGGAGCTGATGCTGTGGTTGCTCTTCTAACTGCTTCCCAACCAACTGCTACAGCACCACTTAAAGTTGTAAATTCGTTTAAGGCTTTATATCCAACAACAGTATTATTCTGACCTGAACTAAACGGAGCAGAAGTTGTTCCACCTTGTCCAGCTTCAGAACCTACGAATGTGTTTCCAGAACCAGATGTATATTGTCCAGCAAAAGCTCCTACTGTTGTTATATTGGAAGAAGACACATGAACTGCACTACTAAATCCATGACCATATCCTTGATGCCCAACTACAGTATTATTTTTAGCCCACCGATTCCATCTACCCGCACCAGTACCTATGAATATATTGAAGTTATCATATGATAAATTAGAAGCACCAACATATTGTCCAGCCTCTGTACCGATGAAGATTTGGTGTCCTTTGTTATAATCGTTGTTATATGGTAAAGCTAATTCTCCAGCTTTATATCCTACAGCTATAGCCTTATCAGGAAGACCAATAACTCTTAAAGCTTGATATCCAACGGAGACGTTATAATCTCCATGAGCGTTGCTGTATTGAGATTGGAATCCAATTGCAACATTTCCTGGAGCATCAGCTACACCCCTTAAAGCTTGATATCCAACGGCGACATTTGAATGATAAGTCCCAGCGTTTTGTCCAGCTGCTTCATACCCGATGAGGGTGTTATAGTCACCAGTTGTTAGATTATGACCTGCTTCAGAACCTACCAGAGTATTGAAATTTGCAGAGGTCATATCTTGGCCTGCATGATATCCAATAACGGTATTATCAGCAGCTGCATTACTACCAACATTTGCCATAGTCTGATAACCAAGAGCAGTATTACGATGTAAACCTGAAGCATTTGCGTTCTGCATTGACTGATAACCAATAGCAATGTTTCCGTCTCCTATCGTTGCACCACCCATAGCACCATGTCCGATAGCGATTGTGTAATCACCAGTAGTTGAGATAGCACCAGCAGCTCCTGAACCAATGGCTATTACACCAGATTTTGTTGTAATGGCATCTCCTGCACCAGCACCTACCAGAACATTAGAGTCACCACTTGTGATACTCATACCTGCCTGATATCCTATAGTGACTTGATGACTACCATCTGAAGTAGCAGAATAAGATTGAAACCCTAAAGCAGTATTATACCCATTAGATGTAGTACCATCACCTGCCCAAGCACCCACGAATGTGTTGTAGTTCGCAGATGTGATTGCCAATCCAGCATTTTTTCCGAGAGTGGTATTATATTGTCCTGTCGTAATACCAGCTAAAGCAAATGCTCCAACTCCTGTGTTGTTACTATTTGAGTTACCACTAACCCCAACTCCAGCCTGTGAACCAATATATGTATTTCCAGTTCCTGTTACGTTCCAAAGTCCTGCGGCACTTCCGACAAGGGTGTTATAAGTTGCAGTTGCACTTCCAAAAATTTGTTGTGAACCAGCATTATCTCCTATTGCTACTGTGGATATACCGATAGTTTCTTTACTTAAGGCTTGATACCCAACGGCAACATTCAGATTTCCTGTTGTGAAAGCATCAAAAGCATTATATCCCATGGCAACATTATACTGACCTGAACTATAAGGAGCGGATGTTGTTCCACCCTTTCCAGCATTTCCACCTACAAATGTGTTGCGGGAACCAGATGCATATCTACCAGCTTGTTGACCAATAAGAGTTACTTCACTTCCTACTATATATTGACCAGCATAGTGTCCTACGAGAACACTCTGTCCACCACCAGCTCCTGTACTACCCGCACCTACACCAATCCAAACACCATCGTTTGATGTTGTGTATCTACCAGCTTGGTATCCAATAGCAACATTTGAATTACCATTTGCAGTAAATAAAGCTTCTGGACCAATAGCAACATTTCCACTTTGATTCCCACCATATCCAGCAAGGTATCCAATATAAACTCCACTATGTCCTGTGGTGACATTTACTCCTGCTCTGTCGCCGATTGCTACGTTACGATATCCTGTCGTGAAATTACCAAGAGCTGAATATCCAACAGCAACATTTCTTTCACCCGAAGCATACGGAGCAGAATTAGAACCTTGCCCAGCAGAATTACCTACGAATGTGTTGAAAGAACCAGTCGCATATCTACCAGCAGAATCACCAACTGCAGTAGAATAACCACCAACTATCCTTTCCAATGCTGAATTACCAATAGCAACACCACTTGAACCATCCGTAGCTACAAACATAGCACGATAACCGATAGCGATACCATTACCTTGATTTGTTGTTGCAGTTCCACCCATAGCCTCATAACCGATAGCAACAAAATTACCGTGGTCTACTTGTGCAAATCCAGCTTTGTATCCTAAAGCAACAAAACCACCTGCTGTTGTTACATTACTTGCAGCAGAAGTTCCTACTGCTGTAGATAGATTTCCTGTTGTTAAAGCATCGGATGCAGCGTAACCGATAGCGACATTGTTAGTTCCTGTTGTGAAATTTCTAAGAGCTAAGTAACCAAGACCAGTATTTTGTGCACCTGAACTAAACGGAGCAGATGAGTTTCCTTCTCCAGCATTAACACCTACGAATGTGTTGTAAGAACCAGATGAAGCGTACCTACCAGATTGGTATCCGACAAAGGTACTTTCTTGAGCTATATGTTCATAACCACTAAAACTACCTACATAAGTGTTCTTTAATATTGTAACACCATTATATCCAGCCCTATATCCTACAGCAACATTGTAATCATCTTGAGTATGATTTACTGATTGTAAAGCATAAGCACCAATCGCAGTTCCACGACCATGAGTTGTGGTTGCTCCATAAGCATTATATCCAACACCAACAGCACCAAGTCCAGATGTGGTCAATGAACCACCAGCATATGCACCTACAAATACATGAAACCCAGCAGTCGTCATGGCATCGCCGGCTTGGTGACCGATTATGACATTGTTTGTACCACTCGTGACTGATTTACCTGCTTCGTGTCCGATAGCAATATTATGAGTAGCAGTAAAAGCATCACCATCTGATGAACGATTTGCTCCACCAAGTGTAGACATACCTATAGCTATATTTTCATTTCCAGTATTATTCGCAACCGTATCATCTCCACCAGCCATAGCAGCAGGACCAATAGCAACATTCTTTTCACCATGACCACCACCAGCGGTGTCACCTATTTTATATAGAGCCTGCCAACCAAGAGCAGTATTAAAATCTACTTTATTATTTAAACCAGCTTGATATCCAACAAATGTTGAGTAAGCACCTATATGATTTCTACCAGCATCTTCTCCGACAGCGACATTGTAGTTTGATGTCGTGACTGAACGTAAAGCATTCATTCCGATTGCCAAGTTATATCTACCTGTAGTTAAAGAATGACCAGCTTCATTACCTATTATAACTACCCCTTCAGCGTTGGAAGCAATGTTGTAACCTGCGTCTTTTCCAATAACAACAGCATGTTGTAATCCTGTTGTTGTATATGCAGCGTTAGTTCCAAGTAAAACATTCTCATATCCTGTTGTCAAACTATAACCAGAACGATATCCCATGGTGACATTAGAGTGACCTGTGGTAACAGCATTTATTGACTCCCTACCAACGGCAGTATTAGCACCACCTGTGGTATTTCCAGAAGAACCTTGTCCCGCACTAAATCCGATAAGGACATTATTACTACCTATGTTATATTGTCCAGCTCTAAAACCTACACCAACCGAATAGTTTCCGCTGGTAAGAGCTTCTAAAGCTTGATGTCCAATAGCAACAGCATATCCACCTGAACTTATAGAGTATAATGCACTATCTCCAATAGCAACATTAGAGTTTGTTGAGTTTCCTGAAGAACCATATAAAGCACGATAACCAACAGCTGTATTGTTGGCTCCAGTAGAATTAGCCCTAAGTGATTGATGCCCTAAACTGGTGTTCTGATTTCCTGTTGTGAAATTTAGTTGTGATTCATATCCGACTCCAACATTCTTTCCACCTGAACTATAAGGTAGAGAATCACTTCCTTTTCCAGCATGATATCCAACAAAAACATTAGCAGAAGCAGTCGCATAATACCCAGCTTGATTACCAATAAGAACAGCATTTGAACCTATATGTTCTCTACCCGCTGTATACCCGATAACGACATTATATCCACCTGTAGAATTTCTATAATGGGCAGTATTTCCTACTACGGTATTACGGATACCTGAAGTAATATTTTGAGAAGATTGTTGCCCTAAAGCAACATTTGCTTGACCAGTGGTTATAGTAAATCCTGCTCTATGTCCAAAAAATGCGTTCCCACTATGTGAGTTTCCATGAGAACCATTTCCTGCTTGGTATCCCACTATAGTATTATTGGTACCTGTTTGGTTATTAGCATCGGCAGAATCGCCAAGTAAAGTATTGCCTGTACCAGTCGTTAAATCATATCCTGAATATGGTCCGACTAGGGTGTTATTAGTACCCTCTGTTACAAGTCTACCAGACTGATACCCTACAGCAACATTTGTCCCACCTGTCGTGAAAGCAGTAAGAGCTCCATATCCAACAGCAGTATTACCTGTACCTGTACTATATGGAGCAGATGTTGTTCCACCAGATCCTGCTGTATATCCTATAAAGGTATTAAAACTACCACTTGCATATTTTCCAGCTTCAGTACCGATATTGACAGCACCAGTAACACCATCTCTAAGATATTGACCAGCATTATATCCGATAGCAATAGACATATGTGGATTTGCATTCTTCATCGAATTATAACCTATAGCAATATTATAGTCCCTACTTGAACCGCCAGAAGCTTGTCTCATAGCAAAGTAACCGATAGCGACATTACCAGTACTGTCTGTGTTCTCATACATACCATCGTATCCAACGACAACCGCAGTATTAACACTATCGGTTGCTGACCTAGCTGCTCTGTAACCTATAAGTGTATTAAAAGCAGCTGATGTAAGATTTACTCCCGCTTCATACCCTATTCCTATTGAATAATCAGCTGTAACATTTTTGATAGCATCATGTCCAATACCTATAGCACCAGCGCTTGTGGCATTAGCACCCGCATCGTTTCCTACGAAGACATTATGACTCGTATTTGTTAGTGAACTGCCAGCATTAGCTCCAACGGCTATATTCCTTGTTCCTGTCGTTACCGCATCTAATGTCGTCATACCTAATCCGACATTCCTGGTTCCCTCTGTGATTGAAAGACCAGATTGATATCCTATGAGAACATTTTGATCTCCCACGGTTATGGCACTTAGAGCAGACCAACCGATAGCGACATTTTTATTAGCACCATCCAAAGCACTATCCATCGTATAGTTACCTATAGCAACATTGTATTCAGATTTGGTATTAGCCCAAGTTCCACCCATAGAATCTCTACCGATAGCAAGATTGTCATCTGAATCAGATGAGGTTGAACCAGCATCCGTATCATCCATAACATTTTGACCGATGGCGATGTTGTTTCCACCACTCGTATGTTTAATCATAGCATCGTTACCGATGGCAATGTTTTCAGCATGAGATCCATTAGCCGCTTCTAATGCTTTAGTTCCGATAGCTATAGTACCACTACTATCAGAATGATTTAAGGCAACAGCTGCTCTATGACCGATAGCGATAACATTATTTACACCAGTAGCAGTACCAAGAGCATTAGAACCGATAGCAACATTTTGAGTATTAGTTGTAATAGCACTCATCGCACTAACACCGATAGCAACATTTCTTCCAACTCCAGTCGTTAGAGCATCGCCAGCATTTCTTCCGATTACAACCGTATCACTCATTGTGGTGATATTTTGACCAGCACTTTTACCTATTAAAACTAAATTTGCACCAGAGGTTATATTATATCCAGCATAAGATCCTACAGCAGTATTACCGTCACCAGTAATGGTCCCAACACCAGCAACATGTCCGACCAGAGTATTATGATCTCCACTCGTTAGATTAGCTCCCGCATAATGTCCAATAGCAGTATTTGAAAAACCAGTTTGAGGTTGGTTTGTTACATGTTGATTACCTGCTTCAAACCCTAAAAAGGTATTACCAGAAGTTCCACCAAATGCACTTGAAACGCTAGGATTGGTATCAGAACCTCTGATGTAAAATCTATTATGGAAGATAGCAGATTTTTCACCTACATTATCTTCACTTTGTATCTCTATGTGACCAAATGAACCTGATGCTGTACTTGAACCAGTAATATGACTATCTAAAAATATTGCCATTTATTTTATTTCCTCAAGTTTAAAACGATACTTTTTACCATTCTTTCTATTTAATAAGTATAAGTCATCTTCACCTTCCTGTATGGTCCAGT